GAGGGTGCAGCATCCGTGCTGCATATTTAGACCTTTGCGACTGTTTACTTTAATGTAAGTATTCACGTTCAGATCCTCACAAGGGATCCTTTGGTGAATGCACAGTGGCAAAAGAATGAACCTACAGGTTCGAACGGTGATCAGGTGTACAATGTCCTCACGTGAAAAATACGGCGGGTCGCTCGATTCCAAATCTTATTATCTTTTTAAATATTGGAATTGGCACGATCCTCCGTCCCCTTGGGGCACCTATGTAGGCGCCCTCAAGGATACACGCTGGGAGATGCGAGGCAACAACACTCCCGGTTTCCATAGGCGTAAGAAGAGAGGGGAACTTCTTCCTCTCAAATCTTACTTCAGCTTCAAAACAGTAGGTGACGTCCACTCAGGTGAATACGAGTGGCGTGATCTGTCGTCTGGAGCTGGTTATGGTTTTATCGGTGGTGCTTCTCTTGAGGAGGATTGGATAATCACATCTCAAGAGGCAGAGGAGATAGCCACAAACTACTTAGTGGACCTATCTCACCAGGTTGCTGCTGCATTGTACAATAAAAATACCATGGACGCCCTAACTTTCGTCTTAGAACTGAACAAGACGTTAGACTTACTCAAAGCCCCTGTGGAACGAGCAATTAAGCTCATGAAAGATCCAAAGGGGTGGAGAGGAAGTGGGCCGAGTTCGTGGCTCGAGTACCGATATGGCTGGCGGATTTTATACTATGACGTATTGTCATTTATAAAGGCTTCCAACCGCATCGGTGATTTAAGGACACGTTTCAGTGAGCGAGTTGGCTTCGATCAAGAAGTTACTCTCGCTCCGGTCGTTCACACTCAAAGTGCTGGACCACCGGGCACATTTCAACGCACCATTCAGACAAGTATTTCACTGTCTAACCGGGGCTTTGCGATTGCCGACTTGAATTGTCTTAATCCTTTTCAAATCAATCCAGCCGTTTCTGGCTGGGAAGTGATGAGATGGTCTTTTATCCTGGATTGGATAATCGCCATCGGGGATTACATTCAAGCAATGTCCTTACTAGTTACTGCTAACTCAGCTCATTTTGCTAATAGTGTTAAATGCACTATAACACGCGAAATGGCCCGTAGCAGTGCTCCGAACTCAGGATATTCTCTGATTAGGAGTGGCTTTGCGACTTCGGTTGCTGAAGTTAAACTTCGAGTACCTACATCACCACCCAAGTACCCTCTTCCTTCGCTTTCGCTAGATGGTCAGAAGATCTTTGACCTCATAGCAATATTGCGTTCGAAGAAAGGTGCTTTGTTAACCAGGAGATAAACCCATGGCGGGAATGACTACCGTCCTTACCCCATTCGACACTGGAAAGCCGAATGGACGTACTTATACGCTGGATACACACACTGTGGCAAAACCACGCTTGTGTGTGCAAAAGCGACGGGTACCGGCTGGTAACCAAAAGGTCGCGGAAGACTCCGTGTTTATAATGTCAGGTTCAGAAGATGCCGATGGAAATCCTATTCCGGAGCGCTCTTCAGTCGAAATCGTCGTGAGACGATCAATCGAAGCAGACACTGCAGATTTATCTGTGGTTCTTGCAGCCGCTATTGACATTATCGCGAGCGATGAATTCTCTAATACGGTTGATACCCAAGAGTACCTAGGTTAACTAGGCGCTCGGAAGGTTATTCCGTGAGAACTAAGCTCAACGAAGTGGTCCGCAAATTGCTAATAGCCATTTTCCAGGCGTTAGCAGAATTACTTAAACCCAAATAGGTATTATTTGTATGAACCTCAAAGATATAACATTCAACATATGTCGGTGTTACATCGACGGTCTGACCAACCAACTCACATCCGATGAGAAGCAATTGCTACTCGGCTGGCTGCGAAGTCGGCAAATCGGAAACCTCGCTAGTGTAACCAAGTTGCTGCCGAATGCATTGCAATCGGCAGCTCGTTATCAGGTCCTTCTTCAGATCGAAGCCTTTTTCAAAAAGAATGAATTATTTGAAAATGGTGACGCTGAAGAGATCGCGCTTTCCGCGTTCCTAAAAGCGGAAGAGAAGTGCGAAGCTACCAACTTGTCCCTCAATCTTCAACGTCACCGCGAACTTCGTGGCGACTATGAAGGTTATTGGACGAAGAAGGAAGTCTTTGAAGACGCCTTCTTCCAAGATCGACGTCATATCAAGGATATAATTAAAAAAGTCCTTGGTGATTTCGACTTGTTTGTTGAGAAGCTACCTGAGCTTGGTTACATTACTAACGGGGCCTCTGTTACAATTCCGCGGAAAGACGCTATGCCTTCAAAAAAGGTCAAGGTGTCTAACCTAACGTGTACTGCACCTTGCGCTGAACTCCTTGATGCCTTTTCAAAGCATTGGGGCTACGGCGGTTGGTTGCGGTATCCGATTGTGGATTGTAATAGAGTTACCTTTGTGCCGAAGAATTGGCAGACACGACGTACCATCGCATGCGAACCTGTTGGGAACATGTTCCTACAGCTAGCGTTTGATGAGTACGTTAAGGTTCGTCTCAATAAATATCTTGGGATTGACCTTTCTGACCAGTCTTGGAATCAAACTTTATGTCGGGAGGGGGCGATTAGTGGCGAATATGCTACTATCGATCTCCAGATGGCTTCCGATACCCTAGCCTACGAAACTGTTATGGAGCTTTTACCACGTTCGTGGTCTCAGTTCTTATCAGCAATTCGTTGTGAAAACTACGTCGCCGAGATGGCGTCCGGAGAAAATCACGAAGGTCATTACCATAAATTTTCATCTATGGGTAATGGGGCAACTTTTGCCTTGGAAAGTTTGATTTTTGGTGCAATTACAAGCATGTGTTCGGAGGAACGCTGGAACCGAGTCGTTGACGATTATGTCATCGACCGCGGAACCCGCTATCCCTTCGCTGTTTACGGAGATGATATAGTTATTCATCATTCCCGTGCGCAGAAATGCATTGCTTGGTTAGATTACTACGGCTTTGCCGTGAATCAGAGTAAAACGTTCCTCAGCGGTTCCTTTCGGGAATCCTGTGGCGTCAATTACTATGAGAATACGGACATCACCCCTAAGCGCTTGACTTTCAAAGTTCGCGGGAAACCCGGACTTTGTCATGTCGTTAATACGCTCAGTGAAGTGGCGTCGGTTAATCAGCCATTGGCAGATTATCTGACTAGACTTGTTTATGAGCACAAGCTTCCTTTTGTGCCTTATAACGAGTCAACCATTTCGGGGGTCTGGGTAGACCCTTTGGAAGATGACGTAGTAATCGAGTTAAAGTCCAAGAAATTTGGAGAATGGATCCCATCCTTTAGAGCATATGTACCAAAAGTACGCAGCTTTAAGGATCATGGGACAACAGCCGCTTTCTTATGGCACTTAGCCGTTCGCGCTGATCGCGAGAACGATAAGGACATATTGAAGATGGCTGATCCAACTTTAACTTCATGCACCGCGG